AAGCCAACTACCCAATACGGAGTGGCTCTAAAGGGCTGCTTTGCCTGCTGGCATCTCGGATGAGATTCGGCGCACGAGGCGGACGCCTCAACTCCATAAAACCCTGCTCATCCGAGCAAATCCCAGAAAGGAACGAACATGTCCCTCACGCAAATGCAGGTCTTCAACAAATACATCATGCCGGCGACCATCGAGACGCTGGCGCAGATGGTGGAACGATTTAACGCGGCCAGTGCCGGTGCGATCCGACTCACCACTGAAGGCTTTGATGGTGACTTCTTGCAGGAGTCGTTTTTCGCCGCCATTCACTCTGCTCAGCGCCGCGTAGATCGTTACTCTGCCAATGGCACTGCTACTCCGACCGACCTGACTCAGCTGAAGCACTCCAGCGTAAAAGTCGCGGGCGGCTTCGGTCCGGTTCGCTTCGAGCCTTCACAGCTAACTTGGTTGAATAAGCCTACTGCAGAAGGCATCGAGGTCGCTTCTCGCAACTTCGCTGAAGCCCTGATGGCTGACCAGCTGAATACTGCCATTGCCGCTCTGGTAGCCGCTATCAGCAACAACGCCGAGGTGGTCAATGATGTGTCGGCTACTGCTGGCATCAGCTACGTTGCAATTAATGAAGCACACGGCAAATTCGGCGACCACAGCGGCAACCTAGTGGCGCAGATCATGAATGGTGTGACCTTCCACAAATTGATTGGTGCCAACTTGGCTAACGCCGGCCAGCTGTTCCAGGCGCAGAGCGTGCGGGTGGTCGACATTCTCGGGAAGGCGGTGATTGTTACAGATGCTCCGGCTCTGTCGTCTGCTGCGGTAGTTGACCCTGCAGCGCCGGCGAAGCTGAAGGTGCTGTCTCTGACCGAGGGTGCAGCCAGCGTGTTCGATGGCTCGGACCTTGTCAGCAACATCGAAACCTCCAACGGTAACCAGCGCATCGAGACCACGATGCAGGTGGACTACTCCTTCGGCCTAGGCCTCAAGGGCTACACCTGGGATGAGGTGAGCGGCGGTAAGTCGCCGAGCGACGCGGGCCTGGCTACCGGCTCCAACTGGGACAAGAACGCCACTTCGAACAAGCACACCGCTGGCGTTATCACCATCGGCGACGCCTCCAAGTAACCCCAGATGCCAAGTCGAGCCATGCGCTCGGCTCGGCGAGGATGCGGCATGAACAATAAGATTTGGTATCTGCCTGGCCCGTTTCATCGGTACCAGGAAGACGTGAAAGCTTTGGCAAGGGAGGCTGGTCTGCGCATCATCGATGCGAACGTGACCGCAAACCGTGACGGTGCGGCCAAGGATGTTCCAGCGGTGACAGTGAAGCAGGTCGCGCGGAGTGAGGCCGAGAGCCAGCTGGTGGTGGTCACTGGCCAAGCATCACTGGATCAGGAAGAGCTGATTGGCAAGCTTCGCGCCGAAAGCGGCGCCATTCGCGTGCTGATCGAGTCCGCTGAGGGCCTGATCCCGCTGGAGCACCCGGAAGCCGGAGAGCTGCCGATCCGCTTGTTTGATGCCCTCAGTGGCATTCATCAAGGTATCGCCGGGATCAAGGCTGAGCGGGACAGCCTCTCTACTGAAAACGAAAGCCTGCGTGGCGAAGTTACTAGCCTCAAAGCTGCGGCGAGTAAGCCTGCTGATGACAGTGCCGAGATCGAAGCTCTCAAAGCCGCACTCGATGCAGCCAGTGTCACCTACCGCTCCAACGCCTCGAAAGAAACACTGGAAAAACTGGTGGCTGAACTGTCCAAGGAATAACCCATGACCGACTTCATCACTGTTGCGCAGGTGGATAGCCTGCTGGGCGTCGAATGGACGACCGAAGACAAGAAGCCTCGCGCGGTGCTGATGGCGAACACCTGGCTCACCGAGCGAGTGCGCGAGGTGTGTATTTCGACACCTGACGCAATCATCCAGGCCGGGGCAGAGATTGCTAGGGAGGCTGCATCAGGGGCTTTGTATGGCGCCCAAGCTCGCGAAGTCGTCGGAACATCCGTCAAGGCCGGGAGCGTCAGTACCAGCAAGACGTTTTCCGAGGGTTCAAGGGCTATGACGGCAGGCGAGGCTTTCGCCTTGGCACTGATCAGGCCTTGGATATCGACTAACCAGATAAAACTGGTAAGGGGCTGATATGGGATTACGTGAGGATATTCAGGCCGATATGGCCGAAGCTTTCGATACAGATTTGGCTGACGCAGTGAAAGACTTCACAGGCGGTATCACGCTGCCGGGCACATGGGATCCAGTAACAGAGGAGTCGGCGGGAGAGGTGGTTATCGCCTATTCGGGTCGAGGCGTCTTTGATGCATACGAGGTGCGACTGGTGGACGGAATCAACATCAAGTCAACTGACCAATTGCTTATCGCACTCACCAACGAAGTAACCGGCGTGCCGCAGGTTGGCCACAAGATCAATGGTTTTGATGTGCTAAATGTCCAGCAGGACCCGGCTGGTGCGCACTGGGAAATACAGGTGAGGGCTCTGTAATGGTCGGCTGGAGCATTCCGCCCTCAGTGTTTGCGGATCAGATAGACGAGGAAGTCAGCAAGCGAGTTCGTACAATCGCCCTCGCTCTGCTCAATGAAGTGATCGAGCGATCTCCCGTTGGTAACCCAGACCTGTGGAAGAATCCGCCGCTCCCTGGGTACGTTGGCGGCCGATTCCGTGGCAGCCATATCGTCAGCATTGGCGCACCGGTTTACACCGTCACAACCAGTGTCGACCCTAGCGGGTCGGACACGCGCAGCAAGGGGATGGCCGCGTTATCTGGTCTTGAGCCTTACACGCAGATTTTCATTCAAACCAATTTGCCGTACGCCGAACGCTTGGAGCAGGGCCATTCAGGCCAGGCTCCAGACGGCCTCTACGAACTGGCATTCATCAGCGTATCTGAGGTTTATCGATGACCTACGAAGACATCCGCATAGCCATCACGGCGCGTGCTGCGGCCTTCACCGGCATCGACAAGGACAGGCTATTTCGTCCCAATGATCAGCTCACCGCCGCCAATCTGGATGCGTCAGGCATCTTCAAACCTCCCGCTGACGGCCTCTGGTGTCGCATGATCATTCAGCACGGTACGGCCTTTATGGCGGGGATGGCTGATAAACCCTACTCCCGCAAGCCGGGACAGATCGTCTTCCAGTGCTTCGCACGACCGCGCACAGGTATGAAACCGCTGAATGTGCTGGCAGATGCGCTTGAAGCTCATTTCGGCTACTGGAGCTCTGGTGACCTTGAGTGCATGGAAACCAGCCAAGAAGTTGTTGGTAATGACGGGGGTGGCTTCTACCAAATCAATACAAAAGTCCGGTTCCGCGCCGGCTGAACCTGCAGCACCCATCCCACCCGCGCTGAGCGGGTTTTTTTATGCCCACAAAAAGGTGGAAAGAATGAGCTCCGGCGCAAAGATCGTCAGTCACATCATTCCCGAAGTGACACCAGGCATTACCCCAGTAACCGGCACTTGGAGCACGCTGCGCCTGACAGGCAATACGCTAACTCCGACCCCAACCACTGCAGTAAGCGATGAGATTTCCGACTCTCGTATCAGCCAAGGTTCCATAGTCACTAGCGTCGACATTGCTGGCGAATTGGCTGGTGAGTTGTCGTTTGGTACGTTTGACCAGTTACTGGAAGCTGCTTTCTATGGCAACTGGGCCAATAACGTTTTGTCCGTCGGCGATGTTCGCCACACGTTCAGCCTTGCCAAGGGCTACATGGATGTTGGTGTGTACAGTCTGTTTAAGGGCGCACATGTCAGCACCTTTGCCCTCGACATCCCGTCAGACGGCAAGATAACCGCCACCTTCGGTATGGCGTGTCTCGATTACACCGACAGCGATACACCAATCGTCACAGCAAGCGAACCACCAACCATTACACCGTTCGTGTCTGGCCTTAGCGTCGGCACGGTTCTCGCTGATGGTGCTTCGCTGGCGGGTATTGCTTGTATCTCGGCAATGACAATCAGCTTGGACAACAGTCTTCAAGCGCAGCGCTGCATAGGCAACACCATGCTTGGCCCGGGCGCACAGATTGCAACTGAGGCAGCCATCACCGGCACTGTCGTATTGGCTTGGTCCAAGCGCGCATGGGAGCTCTGGAAAAACAGCTTTACTCGAAAAACCATTGCGATTGAGTTCCCGATCACTGACAGCCTGGGCAATCAATACATCTTTGATTTCCCGGCCGTGGAAGTTGACGGTGATCTTCCGAGCGGCGGCAAGCGTGACTTGATCGAGGTGACGCTCAACTACACCGTGGCCAAGATCAGCCCGACCATCACTCGCATCCCATTTGTTGCCCCGTAAATTCCGCTCCTTTGACTGCCCCGGTGTTCACGCCTGCCGGGGCGGTCCTTTTATGGCATGGCGTTGAGGAATCATCATGGCTCTGAAACTGAAGAAGAAAGACTCTGTACAGGCTGGCGCTAAGTGGGTGGACTTCGATGCGGAAACGAAGGTGCTGCTGGCGGGCACGGACAATATTGAATACCGCGTTGCCCTTGAGCGTCACAACCGTCGTGTCCAGCGTAACGATGCCCGCTTCGGCGAAGGGCAGGTTGGCGTCGTCGAAGGTGAGCTAACCGACTTGCAGAACCATGCAATGCTGCTCGCGCACTTCATCGTCAAGGACTGGAAGGGCGTTCAGGATGACGAAGGCCGTGAACTGGAGTACTCGACAGGTGCTGCCGCCGAGCTGCTGGAGTCCAACGTGGAGTTCCTTCTGTTCGTGCTCCAGGGTGGCACCAAAGTGGCTGCGGAAGCCGAGAAGGAGCTGGTTGAGACCGTGGGAAAGCCGTCGACCGGTTCGAGTGGGAGAAAGACTGGTCGGGCGGTGAAAAGCGAAAGCTCATCTATCAACGCCTGAATATAGCGATTCCGGATGAGCCAGCCACCGACACGATCACCGGCTATTTGTTGAATACTTTCCGCAATATCTGTCGTGGCAGGCGATTCATCTCGACTATGGCTGGCGCCTTCCCGCTACCGCTTTCTGCCAGAGAGATTTCTGACTGGCTTGATGCTCATCCATCGCCATTGCCGCGGCGCCACGTTGACGAGGTGGTGTTTGCGCTGGATGCGATCTGTCTGGCTGAAGAGGGGGAGGGTTGAGTGATTTTGTTTGGGCTCAGGTAAGGTGGTAAATTGCCGGGTCACTCACCTTGGATGATCAGCCATGCAGCCAAAACGGAAGGCTAGCGAAATATTTGAGGAGCGAGATCGCATCGAGGCCGAGCTATATCGAACATTTGTTGTCGATGAGGTTTCTGTCGCACGACTTCTAAAAGCCATCAAATCTATCCTGAGCGACCCGTATATAGGTGTCTTGGAGCGTGCGTCTCTTTTCGCCGAAATGGCCCACCTTTATAGCTACAAACGCGACACTGCCGCAGCTATTGACGCGTTAGCCCAGGCTGAAGCACTTGGTTTTGATCGAGTATCCCTAGCCCTTAGCAAGTCGGAGGCTCGCTACATGATCGGCAGTTTCTCTGAAGCCTTGTCTGCGCTGGAGTCTATAGATATGAGCGAGCTAACTCCGGGTCAAGTAACTGCAGCGATGCACCAGGTAGAGATCACTTGTGGTTACGGTTCGTTCGAGGAGCGCTATTACCCGAGCGAAAGTCAGAGATATGAAGCGCTGAAGCTTTTGGAGGGTTACGGTGTCACCGAAGGGGACTTGATAGCGAGGCTCGACAGTGTGGCAAAGTTCATCTCTGCCGAGATAGACCATCCACTACTCGGCTATAAGTCTTTTGCTGACAGCGATGGCGACTGTTTTCTCTACCGATTTGCAGTTAGGAAGTCCGTTCCTGAGGTCGCCGAGCTCAATAGGAGAATTATCAAGCATCGTCTCGATCACTTCGATGACCCTATCGATATGGCCATTACCATTAACGCGATGCCTTTCAGTCCAGAAATGAGAGATGACCGAGCGAGGACTTATCATGTCGATCTCTAGCATGGATTTGTTGGCTCTCGCTAAGTCGCTTGCAGACGATCCAGAGTCGGAAGCTCATCATCGGTCAGGCGCAAGCCGGGGATACTATGCTGCGTACCTAGCCGCAGAGCAGCTGGACAGGCTTCTTCAGCTCCCTGACCCGGCTGGGCGCAGGCAGGGTGTTCACGAGATGTTGATAAGGCGCCTGAATGCGCATGGGTTTAAGGAAGAGGCTGCAAGGCTTCGTGACGCGAAGAACGTTCGCCGAGACGCGGACTATAAAGTCAGCGATGATTTTTCACGAGGTCAGGCGCAAGAGTCTGTTCTTGCCAGCGAGCTGCTAACTATTGAGCTGGTGCAGCTTCACGAAACGGCTCAGATCATGGGGTATAAATAGTAAGCGTGACCAGAAAACCCATTCTCGAGATGGCGCTATGTCACTGTCATTCCATCCACGCTGGATGGGCGGACAGGGAGCTTGACGTTACTGAGGGATCGTGCAGGCTCTGAGCGTCAAGCTTACGGGCGAGGTGAGCGCCAATAGTGTTTACTTCTGTTGACGAAACGGTCGACTGAACCTATAGTTCGCTTCGTCTGAGCAGCGGCCACTACTTTATACGGGTCGTTGTGCGACATACAAAGGGTCCCTGAGGGGGCCCTTAATACTTTCTAGGGACGGAAAATGAATCGTTTAGGCATTTTCGTTGACGCCGGTTATCTGTTTGCGCAGGGCTCTCAAGCCATTACGGGCGATGTAGTTCGGCGTCAACAGCTGTCACTAAACGAGCAATCCGTGATCACCCAGCTAATTGGGACGGCGGAACAGCTTTCAGGTGGCACCCCTCTCCTACGTATCTACTGGTACGATGCTATTGGGCCAAGCGGTCCAACGCTTGAACAAAAGCGGCTTGCTAGCAGCAACAACGTCAAGGTTCGAATGGGCACTCTCAATGGTAGCGGCCAGCAAAAAGGTGTCGACTCCATGATTGTAATCGACATGATCGAGCTTGCTCGGAATCACGCAATCGCGGATGCAGTGTTGATTTCTGGTGATGAAGACGTTCGCGTTGGCGTGCAGTTTGCTCAAAATTATGGTGTCAGGGTTCACCTTATTGGGATCGCGAATGAGCACGATAAGAATCACCAGTCACTGAGCCTGATTCAGGAAGCTGACACTCACACTGAGTGGACGCCTGAAATCATCAACTCTTTCCTGAGTGTTCGCCAAGCCCCGGTAAGACCTCGCCTCGTTCCCGCCGTCGATCCAGCTGCAAGGCCGGCCGTAAATGAGTCGGTAGCGAGTGAAGAGGAGGCTGCCAAGATTCTCGAAGATCTTATCGAGGCGCTTGTAAATGCTCTAGTCCCTAACGATCTTATTGCTCTGAAGGAGCATTTGAAGCACAGCGCGTCACTCCCTAGAGAATTTGATGGCAAACTTTTGGGAACCAGTCGCGATGCAATTAAGCGCGATCTCGAACAGCCCGAAAAGAAATTTGCCAGAAAGAAATTCATTGAGCTAGTAAAGAAAAAGTAAATCGAATTTCTACAATTAAGCCCAGCCCCCGCGCTGGGCTTCTTGCATCTGGCGGGTCGGATAAATCCTAGGCTGGCCGGACTACTCTTGGATTGCTGCAGACTGCGGATCAAGAATAGCGAGCAGCATCTGGTCGTGCTCTTTGCGCGTAGCCCTGTAGAACATGCACCGATCTAGCAGGATCCTTTTCATGCTCCTGGCTGATGCGAGGTGCCTCGGTTCGACAGAGATCGTTGCGGTCTTGCCACTACGGCTATCGGTGACTTCCAGTTGGTAGCGCCCAATTAAACCGTCGTCTCGCTTTGTGTGGCCGAGGAATTTGAATGTGAGGGTGGTTTCTAGCACGTTAATCTCCGATGACGGCAGGCTGAGGCTTTACGTATTTGGCTAGAGCTGAGGTTGGTACACCGGAGCTTTAATTGATGGAAAAATCTTTAGAGTCACAGCTGTTGTCGACCTGACATTTGTTGACTGGTACCCGAGGGCCTTTCGGCTCCACTGCACTAAGGCGATACATAGCCAGAACGCCTGCGTAGTAGCTGCCAGGCACCCCTGGGAAGCCGGTTTTTTCACCATCTTTGAAGCGGCCTTCATAAATTGGAACGACCTCGCCGCTCTGTGGAGCGAGACTTACGGAGATCCTTCCAGAGGGCCTGCAGTGAATGATCATTACAGCGTTCGTGCGGTGGCCATTTGCTGACTCATCAAATGCGCGAACGATGTCATGACCATCAGGCTTGCGGCAACTTGCGCCGGGGATAGTCGCCGAAACGCCTTCTGCGCGAGCCTCATTGCCCAAAGCAGATGGCATGTAGAACATCAGATTTAGCCCGATCAATACGCTATCCGGAAGCGGCGAGAGCCGGTCCTCGAAACTATTTCGCGCACTAAGCAGCGCCGGCTCGAAGTTCTTCTTGATTATGTCGGTTGTGGCTTCAAGGCAAGCGCCGCCAACTGCAATGATTACCGCGATGAAACCTCTGGAGAGGCATTTCTTGAGTGACAGCATCTTCGCATCCTTACATGTTTGAAAAAGCCCAGTCCATCTGGGCTTTAGGCTTGCATTGGTTTGGATTGAATCCCTAGCTCGTCACTGAGGCCTCTCAGATCAGTCGATTGACCAACAGTCTCATACTTTCAGGTAGCGCCAAATTTCTATAAACCCGCCCCGGCGGTTTTTTATGCCCGGAGAAAAACATGGCTGAGCAAAAATCCCGTCTTGTCCTTGAAATTGACAGTCGTGATGCCGAGCAAAAAGCGGAAGACGTGCGCAAGGCTCTGGGTGCACTCGAAGATGCAGGTATCCGCGTCAAGCCAGCCATGGATAAGGCTGGGGCTGGAATTGATGGTGTCGGGAAGGCAGGATCAAAGGCGGGAGAAAGCCTTGGCCAACTAGGCAAGTCGGCAGATGGATCAGCCAAATCAACTGCCAGCAGTTCGGAAAGCTATGCAGCGGCGAGTACTCGGCTGCTTGCAATGGCAACCAACTCCCTGCAGGCCAGCGATTACGTCAAGGCATTGTCTGCCAGCACCTCTGCAGCATCTGTCTCCTTCGACGCGGCCAGTGACAAGGTTAGAAGCCTTTCGTCTCTCGCTGCTCGCCTGCGGGCTGAATCGGATGCTCTGGTTGGATCAACCGACAAAGCCGCGGTATCTACTAGAAATGCCTCGGTCGCCACCGACCTTCAGGTGAAAGAGCTGGCCGAACTACTCGGCAAGATCAATCCTGCTGTGGCTGCACTGGGTCGCCTGGACGATATGCAGTCCAAGCTTGGGCAGTTTCACAAGGCTGGTCTGCTCGATACGGAGACGTTTAAGGACTATTCGACGCGTCTCGATAGCACTCGCCAAGGTTTGTCCGCCTTTGATGAGGGGCTCTCGAAAACAGGTATCAGCGCCAGGCAGACAGAGACGGCGTTGCGTCAGCTGCCTAGTCAGTTCACGGATATCTTCACTAGCCTAGCTGCAGGGCAAAACCCTCTGCTGGTATTGCTTCAGCAGGGCGGGCAGATCAAAGACTCGTTCGGCGGGATAGGCAACACCGTCGACGTGCTCGGCGGCAAAGTTAAAGGCTTCTTCTCTTCGATTGCAGGCAGTAGTGCGGGCATTGCTGGCTCTGGTGCCGTATTGGGTGAGTTGGCATCCAAGCAAGAGGCTGTCGCGGAAGGGTCGGAGGCTGCAGCTGACGGCCTAGGGGGTATGGCAGATAGCGCAAACACAGCTGCCGACGCTTCAAAAAACGCGAAAGAAGCGGCAGATGCACTGGGGCTGACTGGAGTTCCAGTATCCGCAGGGCTTGGACTGGTCATTGCGGCTGCAACGGCATCTGCAGCAGCGCTCGCGCTGATGATCTACGGGTATAACAAGGGTAGCCAGGAGGCGGACGCTTTCAATAAGGCGCTGATCCTTACTGGCAATTTCGCTGGCACCTCATCTGATCAGCTCGCTGATTTGGCCATGCAGGTAAGCGCAGTTAACGGCACGACCGGGCAGGCTGCTGAAATTCTTGCTGGACTAGCCGGCAGCGGAAAGATTGCCAGCGAAAGCTTTGAGACCATCGCAAATGCCGCTATAGCCATGGAGGATGCGACAGGGAAGTCTGTCGACGCCACTATTGCCGAGTTTGTGAAGATCTCAAAAGACCCGGTGTCAGCGGCCAAAGAGCTCAATGACCAGTACCACTTCCTAACTGCCTCGGTTTACTCGCAAATTGCCGCTCTGAAAGAGCAAGGCGACACCATTGGCGCTGCTGACCTTTTGACGAAAACTTATGCTGATACTGTTCAGTCGCGATCCAAGCAAGTAACCGACAACCTAGGTCTGTGGGAGCGAGCATGGAAAGGCATCAAGGATGCAACTAGTGGAGCCTTGGACGGGCTTAACGATATTGGCCGGGAAAAAACTTATGCCGAAAAAATTAATGATCTGAAAGCCAAGCTAACAGGTGCAAATGCCTACGATGTTGGTGGGCTAAGGATGAATGCAGGGGCTGTCAGCGACAAAGAGCGCAAGCAGATTCAGGGGCAAATCAGTTTTCTTGAATTACAAAGTGAGGCCGAGCAGGCTCTTTCAAAATTCATTAAAAACTCCCAGACCCAGCAGGAGTCTGCGATTGACGGCATCGCTCTTATCAGCCGAGAGGCTGAAGCCGCTCAAACGCAGGTGCAAAAGCTCCAGAAGAGACTGGGTGAGCTAGATAAGGCTCGTCAAAAGAATATTGATAACAACAGCTATTCGCCAGCACTTGAAAAGGACTACGAAAGTGCTGTTGCGAGCGTTCAAAAGCAAATAGCTGACGCCCAGAAAAAGACAACCCCAACCAAGCCCTACAGCGAAGACGCCGGCCAAAAGATGCTGGATGAAGCCCGCCAGCGCTTCGCAGTACTTCAACAGCAAGGTCAGGCGATCACGGATCAAACCAATGGAACTACAGCACTCGGCACGGAAGCCAAGAAGCTCATTGAGCTTGAAACAATGCTGGCCAACCTCAAGACCAAGGGCACGCTGACAGCATCGCAGAAACAGCTTCTTGCCATGGGCGAACTAAACGCTGCCCAGCAGAAGCTCAATGCGGGCCTGGAAGAGCAGAACAAGCTGGCATCGGTGCAGGTTCAGAATGCTGCAAAACTCAAGGCGTACCAAGACAACCTGACATCACGGTTAGATTCATCTCAGGAGGAGCTGAATAGCCGACTTGCAGGGGCTGGTCTTGGGGGAGAGGCGAAGAGCCGTCTTCAAGAGGATCTGAAAATCCAGCAGGACTATCAGAAGCGCCTCAACAAACTGACCAACGACTACACCAACAGCACCGATAAAAGCCCAGGCCGAACAAAGCTTTATGACGACGAGGTTGCACTAGAGAAGTCTGCTTTAGACAAGCGGGTCGAGCAACAAAAGGGGTACTACGCAAGCCTTGACGAGCTCCGCGGTAACTGGCTCGCTGGCGCCTCCACCGCTTGGCAGAGCTACCTCGAGATAGCGACCAACTACAACCAGCAAACTCAGGAAGCTACAGCGCAGCTTTTGGGAGATACAACATCGTCCATATCTGACCAGATCCAAGGCTTGGTCAAAGGCACCACAAGTCTTGGCGATGCGTTTGGCAACTTGGCTGGGACGATGTCCGGCTCTGTGCTCCAGGCTCTTTCTGATATCGCTGCGAAGTGGGTGGTGGTCCATGCGCTGAAGATGGCGGGTATTACTGCAGAAACCGGCGCAGTCGTTACCTCTGAAGGCATTAAAACAACCGCAAAACTGACTACTGATGCAGTGAGTACGAGCTCAACGCTAGCGGCAATCGCCACGACCCTGGCGGCTAACGTATCAGCTGCGGCAACCACTATCGCTTCATGGCTGCCAGCGGCACTTGTTGCCTCGATTGGTTCGTTCGGTGCTGCTGCGGTAGTAGGTGGTACGGCTTTGATCGCGGCCTATGCGTTAATCAAAGGCTTCTCATCTGGTGGGTACACCGGCGCTGGTGGAGTTAACGAGCCAGCCGGCATGGTGCACAAGGGTGAGGTGGTTTGGAGTCAGGCGGATATCAGCCGGTTTGGTGGTGTCGCAGCTGTTGAGTCGCTACGGAAGGGGAATGTGTCTCCGATCGGAGTGGCTCGATCAGGTTCTGCAGGCTCATCAGCTGGCAAGTCGTCTGGCACCTCAACACCCACGCCACTGACTGTAAACCTCATCGAAAACCCAAGCAAAGCCGGTCAGGTTGAGCGCGGGAGAAATTCCGATGGATCGGAGTCTCTGACCCTTTTCGCTGCGCAGATCCGTGCGGGCGGTAACGAAGCGTCAGATACGTTCGAGTCTGTTTACGGGCTCAAGCGAAGCCCTGGCTAAAAGGTGATCCATGACCCCAATCGAACAGTGCTACGCCTCTGGCGGCGACATGATCATCAAGACCGTCGAAGTCCGGGCAGAAGGAGAGAGCGCCACACTGCTGTTTTCTCAGGGCTTCGATGACTGGACGTGCGGTACCGAGGACGGCAGGGAGCTGACCTTCCCGGGTGTGGCGATGGGGGATGCGCTGCCCAAGAGTGACGGCAGCGGATACCAAAGCTTGAACATCGAAATTGATAACACTCTGGGCAACGTGCAGAAGGTCGTCGAGGAATACCGACTTGCTGGGAAACGGATTTACATCACTCACCGCGAATATCTGCTGAGCGATCTGAGTTATCCAACATCGATTTACCACCTCACGGTGCTGGATCGAGAGTACGCCGACAACACCGCCAAGTTCTCCTGCGGGTTCTTTGACCTGCTGAACATTGGGTACCCGCGAGACAAGCTCACCACATTGGTCGCACCTGGCCTGAAGTACATCTAACCATGCTTAAACACTACTTATCCGCCCCTTACCGGGATGGCGGTCGGGGACCTATTGCCTTCGATTGTTGGGGACTGTGCATCGCGGTTCGCCATCAGCTACTGGGTCTGCCTCTGCTGCCCAGCCTGGGCGCTGTAGGCAAGGACCGGCTACGCGAGAACACCCACGCTTACCACGATCTGAAGCAGGGCATGGAAACGTGCCCTCCAGAGGTCGGCGCCATTGCGGCGGTGTTCCGTGGCGCGCTGTGCCTGCATGTCGGCGTGGTGGTCGAGGCTGATGGCAGGCTCAAGGTGCTGGACACCAACCCAGGCGGTGCACGACTGCGCACCGTCCGTGAGTTTGAAACTGACTTTCCAAGGGTGGTCTTCTACCGTGATCGAATTTTTCCCGAATAAGATGGCTGGCTCGGCGCCGATGGTCACGTACACGACTGATCGGCGCATGACGCTGGAGCAGTGGCTGATCGAGCAGTCGCCCAGCTACCAGCGGATGGAGTCGCCTCCGATCAGCATTGTGCTGAATGACGAACTGATTGAAGCGAAGCGCTGGCACAAGGTGGTTTTCAAGCCGTCTGATCATGTCGAGATCTATCGCGAGCCCAAGGGCACTGACCCCTTCAGCATCACCTATGCCCTGTTCGCAGGCGCGAAAGCGGTGATGAAGATGATGGTGCCGAAGATGCCCGGCATGCCTTCCAACTCTACTGTGCAGGGCAACCCTCTGACCGAGGCCAGCGCCAAGGGCAACAAGGTCAAGCTGGGCGACACCATTCGCCAGATCGCTGGGCACCAGAAGGTATACCCGTCCTACCTGGCTGAACCACGCACCTGGTTTGTTTCTCCACGGGAGCAGTGGATCGAGATGCTGCTGTACGTCTCGGCGGGCGATCTGGATATCCCTATCAGCAAGATCAAGGTGGGTGAAACTCCACTGATTTCGCTGGGTGCCGATGCCCGCGTGACGATCTATCCACCAGATGCGGATGTGTCGGGTGATACCGCATCGATGCTCTGGTACAACGTGGCCGAAGTGGGAGCGAGTTCAAGCGGATCTGCTGGCCTGCAGTTGACGGTTTCGAACAGTATCACTCCATCGGCGCGGGCTTCGGCCTACCAGTTCAATGGGGATACCATCTCGATCCCTGCGGGAGCGGGTGCGTTCCCTGCGGATTGGGTCAGCGGCTTGGTGATTCGTGCGCTGGCTTACTACGAATACACGGTCATCGATGGTGGGACGGGTCGCGACATCGTCCAAGGCCCTCTGGAGATGCTCAACCCTGAAGTCGGGATGCCGATCGAAGTCGTGGGTGCCAACGGCGGGCAGTACATCGTCAACAGCTACACGCCTTATTCGCCTGCAATACCGCCCGGCGCAGGTACGCCTTCAACGCTGCGGGGCTCCAGTGCTCCGTCGCGCTACGACTTTGATGTGACACCGTTGACGCTCACTGTCAGTCGAGGCGGGACGGCACACCCGGTCACCCTGGACACTGCGACAACCGACCTTGCCGGTCTGGTGTCGGCGTTCAACGCTGCCAAGGGCGCTGCGCCATTCATTGCCAGCGCCTCGCTGGGCCGACTGCTGATCACGGAAACGTCCGCTTTTACCGGGCTGCCGCTGACATCAATGGACGCGACTCTTTTCGGCAGCAGTCCAATCAGCAGCACCGGCACTGCGCCAACCAGCGGGTCGCCTGAGCAGCCCGCAGAGATGACCTTGAACTATGACGGCGGAGCGCCTGCGAATGGCCTTGCGCTGGGTACTGGCTTGGCCTGCATTGGTCCTAGAGGGTTGCGGTATCGCATCATAGCCTCCGGTATTTCCATTATTGAGGTCGAGCGTCTGACCTCCGCAGGTGCCGTTGATGAGGATTGGCCTGGGTTCAGCTATCTGGAAACCGTCAACAGCGTGATCAACCTCGACCCCTCCAGCCTGCAGGGTGGGTACCGCGGTCCCTTCGTCTGCAGCCCGGTCGGTGAGAAGGTCACCGCCATCGAGTACTCCGTCTTTGCGGCCAACGGCCTGATTGGTCTCGGAAAGAAAGGGGACATGTACGCTATTTCATCAGGCCACCAGTTTGAGTACCGGGATGCGGATGTGGCCGGTGCTTGGACGGTATTACCGAAATGGGTGAGTGGTGCTTCACGTGACGCCCAGGGCTTTACCTTCCGATATGAACTGCCTTATCCAATGCGCCCTGAGTGTCGTCTCAAGCGCCTACCCAAGATTGGCGGCGCGAATGCTGACGAGGTCAACGACGACATGATGTGGTACGGCCTGCGCGGGCTGCGTCAGATTCGCCCAACCAGTTATCCGGGCATGACAGTCATCTCCGCCAAAATCCGTGGCGCTGACCGGCTCTCAGCGCAATCAGAGAGCCAGGTGAATCTGGAGGCCACCCGAATCCTGCCACTGCGCAGCGGCGGCGCCTGGCAAACACCTGCACCTACACGCGACATCGTGCCGTGGGTGCTGAATGTACTCAAATCGCTGGGCTACACCGACGCCGATATCGACCTTGAAGAGTTTGACCTGTTGCACGCGTCCTGTGTTACCGATGGCCAGCTCTACGACGAGACGATTGATGCCTCAAGTATTGCCAAGGAAGCGCTGAACAATGCTCTCGCCTGCGGTTGGGCTGAGCTGACCATCGCTAACGGTCTCATCAGGCCAGTCCGTGATGAGCCTAGAGCCGTATTTGAGCGCGAGTACGGCCCTAAGACCCAAACCTACTCGCCGCAGAACATGACCACCGCCTTGAAAATCAGCGGTCCTCTCCCTTCGATCAATGACTATGACGCCGTAGACGTTGAATTTTATTCGAGTAAAAGCTGGGCATGGGAAACCGTTGAATGCCGATGGCCTGGTGATGTTGGGCTGAAGGTCGAGAAGGTCAAGCTGCCCGGGGTGACTGATCGAGACCGCGCCTATCGGTGGGGTATGCGCCGCCGGGGGCACCAACTTTTCCGATCGGATACTTACACCTGGGCGACCACGCTGGCCGGGCGCAACTCGGGTTACTTGAGCTTTTGCGCGGTGGCCAGTGATACACCGGGGCTTTGTCAGAGCGCGCTGTTATTTGGCGTTCAGCCGGTCATTGGCGGGCTGGTACTGGAATCATCGGAGCCGCTGGATTGGTCTGCCGGCGGCGCCCACAAGATCGGAATCAGTCGCTTGGACGGCACGTTGTCCGGACCTTATCCGGCCACTCAAATCGATGAGTTCCACGTCAGGGTCGATGACCTGGACTTCGTGCCCAGCAACGATCCAGCCTTGAATTCGCCACGCCTGCTCTTCGGACCTGCTGACAAATGGGCTTACCCGGTACTGGTGACTTCTGCCGATCCTTCCGGTGGAAACGTTTCAATGAAGGGAATGCCCTATGACGCCCGCGTTTACACCTACGACCACGCCACGGCGCCTGACTGATAAAGGATCTGCTAAC